GCTGTAATATTACAGCGCCATTAGCTAACTTTACATATGTTAATAATTTAAGCTCACCTGGTACATTATCGGCATCTAATATTGTTGTAAACGGTGGTATTACATCAACAAGTGCAACTATTAATGGTGGTATTACATCAACAAGTGCAACTATTAATGGTAATATCACATCAACAAGTGCAACTGTTAATGGTAATATCGCATCAACAGGTGCAACTGTTAATGGATCAGTTAATTTAACAGGTCCTCTTACGTTTACAAATACCTCACAATTGAATCTAGGTAATTCAAGCTACATCACAACTGTAAACGGAACTTCTACAAATATTAATAATGGTAATGGTAGTGGTACGACAAATATTGCAACAGGTAATACAAGTGGTAACGTTACAATCGGTAGTAGTGGTAATACTACATCGTTAAATGGTAACGCGATCCAACTAGTTGGAAATTCCGGTAGTGGTAATGTGGCAGTAAATATTACAGGTTCAAGTTCAGTAAATATTAGTGATAGTAATGTAATTAATATAGGTACAGCTGGTACAGCTGTTAATATTGGGGCAAGTAATAGTATTACAAATATTGCAGGTAATCTTGGAATTGGCACAACAACACCAAACACAAAATTAACTGTAGTTGGTAATATTAGTGCTACAGGTAATGTTTATGCATTGGGTGTACCTTATAGTTATTTTGTAACACCAACTGATGCTTTTAGTACTAGCACTACTATTGTTAATACGTTTAGTTCCGTTAATGCAATTGATTCATTAGCAGCTAATGCAACGTATCTATATGAAGCAGAAATGTATTTGTTTGTAACTGGTACAAACAGTACTTATCATTCCTTATCCGCTTCAAATACAACGCTTTTATCAAGTGGCACCTTCAGACAGTCATATACAGGCGGTATTGGTACGAATGGTACGACGGGCGGCGGTGCATCATATATTACCGGTGGTACTTCGACTGTCCCATTAAACGCTATTGCATGGAATTCAGCTGGTTCAAATAACTGGGTGCAATTGGTAGCATTAATTAAAACAGGACCAACACCAGGTAATGTATTCTTCGGTATTAATACAGGCTCATCTAGCTTTACAGTAAAAGCTGGTAGCTGGAAACGTTTAACAAGAATAGCTTAGTAATATATCTCCTACCGGACAGGTCAGCGCATCTTAGTCTATAATTAGCTTGTAGCCTAATGTTATTGAAATAAATACTTACCGTGAAGTCATATACGGTATCCTTATCAACTATTCAGCCATTTAATGGTCTTCCTTCGGTTGATGATCATTATCTTTTCTTAGATCCTTTATCGGGGTCAAATTTTGTATATCCAACATCGGCTGACGGTACAGATTTTTCATATAGTACTGGCCAACCAACAGCGACGGCTGACGATGGTGCCTTTTCTCCTTGGGGATATACAATTCAGGATTTAATACAAAATATTCCTGTTGGGCCACTTAAAGGACCATATACAATTAATTTTGACCCATCTCAGCTTGATACAACGTCAATTGCTATTAATAAAATAGTATATAATTTCGGGGATGGTTCGCCAGAGACAATTATTACAGCTCCAGCTGTTCAGGGAAGTACAATAGTTAACGGTCAATTACTAAGCGCTACTAATCCAAACAATATTATTGTTAGTCATAATTATTATCCTCAAAGTAATTCATCTATTACCGTTTTTACACCGTCAATAACTGCTTACGGTAGTAATATTATACGTAATATTTTTAATGTCGTTATATCAGCTGCACCAATTTCAATTTATGAATTTGATGATATCCATCTCATCAATAATACCCAACAATTATCTGCTATAGAGACACAAAATGTCTTTGAAATAGATAATCCTGATTACCTTACTGTGGCAAGGGTCATAAGTGCTGTTGATCCTAATTATCCTACTGTGATTCCGTTTGATCCTAACACTTCTGTTCTATATAATGACCTTATTACTTGGTTAGATGCAGCTGATAGTGCTACAATTAGTAAGGATGCAAACAATAGCGTGTGGGTTTGGTACGATAAGAGTATCTATCAGAATAACTTTTTTAACGACTCTAATAACCCATCTTTTTCCACAAATCCTACGGCTAATTCTCCAACATTCCTTTATCCAAGACAAAGTAGATCAGGTAGAAAGTGTGTTTCCTTTAAGAGTAATCCTAATAATCAATATCTCTACGCATTAGCGGTACCGGGTACTGGTTTTGCTGATAATGTTCTCAAAAAATATGGTCAGGGCTTTACAGTATTCGCAGTCATGCGATTGAATCAAATTGGTAGTCAGGATACTCTCTTTGCTTATGATTTAAACACAAATGAAGTTGCACGTAATAACGATCCAAATCAATTAGCTCAGGGTAATGGTCAAAACTATTTACCGTTTATGAACGTATCATTTAGTAATAACAATTCCATGACTGTCGAACAGGGTGACACGAGTTATTATTTTGGTACTAGTAGTTACGACACTAATAACGGCATCTACCAACCTACAAACACCGGTACAATTTCACAAAACTTAACTAGTTATAGTTTATTTTCATTTACTGTGAGCGGTAACAAAAATGCTAATGCGTATTTTACGGCAGATACAGCGATTATACAAAGAAATAATCAAAATTATCAAAATTCAATTAATACATTAAGTGCTTTCCTAGCTGGTGGATATAATTCAGCGACAGGTCAGTATATTTCAGCAGGAAATTACGATTATAATCTTGTCTACGGTCTCTTAGGTACGAGTGATGCTTACTACAATAGTTACTTAACTGACGCTGAAATTTCAGAATTTATGGTATTTGATCGACCTTTGGATCCTGTTTCAATAGCTTCTGTGCAAACGTATTTGGTCAATAAATGGGGATTAACCCTTCAAACGAACTAGCGTCCGTTCCAATCCAAGATAAATAAAGACATGGAGGTCGTCACACTAAATTCAACAAACTACATAGGACTTTCGGCAAATTACAGTCCAGATAGTTTATTGAAGTTTAATCAAAATATATACTATACTGAACAGGGTATAGATCTTCCTCTTTCAAATGTTTTAGCTAGTTCTAACGATAATACAGTTAATAACTATTCAAACTTGTTTTTAACTCAGTCTGTTCCCTTAGTTAGTTCAGTATATATTGAAAATTTAAATTATATAACTGACGATGGATTTACAACCTATTTAGCAGCTAATTCCCCTGGTGGTATTGTTTCAAATTCACCCTGTTTAGTTGTACAAGAGCCGGCCTCCAATATTGCCACTGCAGCTATATCAATGTCAGGGTTATATGCTAATATAACAAATAATTACCTATTTGCAATAAAGTTTTATACCGATAATTCGTGTAAAATAGAGCATGTAAACGGTAATACTGTTCGATATCTTACCATGGGACCGGATCAGAGTTTATATTTTACGTTTGATACAAATACTGACTATCTTGGTGATCTTAGTCCACAATTTTTTAATTATATATACGATCGTACTAATGGATTTATTATTTTATCAAAAAATTTACAAGATTACCCATACTATCTAAGCTATAACAGCGCAACATTATCACTCACTAGTATCCCCGCTATTTCCGGTATACCATCATATCCGTCAACAGCAATTTTTACATGTATTAATAGACCAGTCGAGCCAAATAATACTGTTTTATATGATCCTTGGGTCAGTTATAATCAAAACTTCTTAACAAACACTCAAGATATTAATCCTAGTAAGTCGACAGAAAATATTAATTCTAATCTACTCTTACATAGTCAGTATCTCACACTTACGGGTACAACTCTTGATGTTAATGCGTTATCTTTAAAAAATACAAATACACCTGAAAATTATCAATCAAGAAATAATCCTTTTCAATCAGATAAATCACAATTTTTGTCAGAAGCTGACAATAATTTAAGAGATTATAAAGCTTTATTTACGGGGTCAAATCAAGCACTTGGTAACGATAATATTACCCTTGGTTATGAAGCTTATACAACTGATATAGTATTAAAAGCCGATAAGGTAACTTATTTTCACGTTCCGCAGTCAATCTATCCGTACGTCGCCCTCAATGTTAATGATTCAGGTCTTGTACAAGCTGGTGCTATAGCAGGTGATCATCCTGTAAAGGCTGATAAAATCTTTAAGAAACAGGCCAACGCAAAATATACATCTCCCTTTGGTGCAGCGTCTGATGAATCGAATGGTTCGTTTTTATGTAGTTGGTTATCAGGTAGTGCCGACATTACAGCACAGCCTGTCTGGGTTGATAGATATTATAACCCGTCGACGGTCTCATATATAACAGCTCTTACAGCTCGGTCACTTAAAGCAATTAACTACTCTACGGTATTTGAAGGGTATGTTGCAGAGGCAGGCAGCGGATTAAGTACAGATGAGGTATTTGACGTACCATCTAATCTTGTATTTGAGCCAGGAACGTATTATGCATACTACCATTATGGTAATACAGGGGTTAGTAATTATATCAATACATTAACACCATATATCGTAGAACAAGATTTTCCAAATTATTTTAATGTTGATGGGTCAAATGCTATTACCAATCAAGTACAGGGATCTGAGTATTCTTTCGGCGGTAGTAATTACGCTGTTACAAATTCTCTTTCCGGTATACAAAACTCTAATCAATTTACGATTTGTTTTGATATGTTTAATCAAGATTGGTCAAAACCGTTTGGTTATCAAATTCTTGGTAATTTAATAAATGATGGATTTGGTATTTTTAACCAAAATGACGTTACACCAACAATTTTCGTCAACTCAACATCCAGTGTTGATATTATTAATACCGATTTTAACAAGATAACGACAGTAAATTACCCAACTACAGCCCTTGCATTCTTGCGTCCAAGATTTGGTAGTAATTATTCTGTAGTATGTAGTGATGGTTATTTGAGACAGTATACGTGCGACGATAGATTAATAAAACAAACATTCTCTCCATACCTTTCGGCAACTGTCGACACTACAAATAACGATACAACAGGATATCTTCTTTGTCAGACACCAACATCAACAGTTATTCTTTCTGCTAATTTAATTGCAAATAGTGTTACTAGTATTTCACCGGCATTAAGTTCTTACGTAGCTAATAGCGGTGTTGGCTTACCGTCGTCGACATCAGGTACAATAAATTATTATAATAATAATTTTTATTTTACGCCAGGTACCTTATCCCGTCGTGTAGATGATGTAATTTACTACATTACCGATAAAAATACATCCATTGTAAAGTGGAATGAGATTGATACTACGGTAACTGCTACAACGGCATTTAGGACTTCGTCGCCATCATATTTTGCAGATTTTAATATTGATTTTGATGGTAATATTTGGATACTAAACAGTAATAATACTTTTTATAAATACACACAAAATAATGAATTTTTATTATCCGGTTCATTAACATCCTCTACGCCTACAACGACTGTAATTAATATTACAGGTAACGGTGTCACTAAAGCGTATCCCCTTTCTGCCTCTACAGCAGTAACATCATCGCCACTTACACTATCTAATTTAAATGTTGTAGTTAACAATCAAACCTTGCGACCAATTTTTGATTATAGCTTGAGTGGTAATGGTATTGCATTTATTAACCCGCCACTTTCTGGTTACCTAGGTAGCATAACATATACACAAACTGTCGATACATTTACCAATTCTAAAGTTAATTTTATTTCCGAGTTTATAGGTGGTTCGTATATATCGAATGTATTATTTGCAAGAACTGGCAAAACTTACAAAACTCTATCGAGTACGGTTAGTGCGTTATCGACATCTCCTGCATATCAATTTCTTGTTTACGATACCTCTGGTAATCAATTATCAAGTACATATTATTTTACATCAACCGGTTCACCTATTCTTACAAATACCGATTATTTAAGAGAATATGTACAGGGTATATACCCCGCATCTAATTTAAACGTTAAGGCAATAACAACAAACATTTATAATAGCGCTGATGTTAATACAAATGAAATAATTTTTAATCTCTCAGCTCTTGATCCCGGTTATCATCATTTTGCTGTACGATTTGATAGCTATCACGGTTTTATGTCCTTGTTTATTGATAGTCAAATAGTGCAGACCGTTCAATTTACACCAAGAAAATATAAATTTAGTAATTTAATTTATAGACCGTTCTTAATTGGTTCGGCATGTTTTAATAACTCAACACCACTATTTAAATATCTTCAAAAAATATCATATCTCACCGAGAATATTAAGATTAAAAATTTCTATATCTACGATACCCCGCTTAATGATTTTGATATCATTATGCATGCTAGACAAAATGGTAATATTCAGGATATTCATTTTGATATTCCATGTGGTAGAAGAAATTACGTTGAAGAGATTGAACGTTACTTCAAGGCTACCCTGCCAGGGTCAAAGTCAACCCTCTTTAATGTCATACTTCGTAATACTGGTATAACTGATCCTACACTACAATCACAGATTGAAGCTAGATTAATTCCTACACTAGTAAACTCCTCACCAGCTTATTCAAAGCTAAATAAAATAAAGTGGGTCAACTAACACAATGAATATTAATAATATTATTACCCAACAAGGCATAATTTACGATCGATATCTCGGTTCACCGTTATCATTACCTTATCCTACTTTTGATTCCATTAAAATACAGCCAAATGAGCTAGTAACCAATTTTAATATTAATAATATTATTACAAAACTGTATGACAACTATCTTTACCTGTACAAATCAGCTCACGTTGCATCGAATATTATTCCTATTACTTCTTTCGGTGTGGCTGGTGTTTATAATGGTAAGTTTAATTGGTTTCATAACCTTAGCTCAACACAATTTAACGCTATTTCATCCTTAGGTCTCAATATTGACCGTAGTAATGTACTCTCTGTAAAATATAATAACGATCTTAATAATTATGTTCTTGCAACCACGACAGGTACTGACATTATTATCCTTAATAGTAATAATACCTTTACAAGTATAACAACAGCCCTTAGTACAAATGTAACGTTTCAAGGATCAAACATTGGCTGGCAAAAAATACAGGATATAACTTTTGGCGACGACAATACAATGTATGTTTTAGATCAAGGTGCTAACACTATTGTTCAATACGATGCATCCGGGTTCTTGACTAATGATAATCTACTACAAAATATTCTTGTTTATCAAAATAGTATAGGTGGACTCGGAACCTATGTAGATAATACTAAATTTAATTCTCCTCGTAGTATTGATTATTTAAATTCTGTACTTTATGTGTTAGATCGTAATAACGCATGTATTAAAACATATGATAAAAATTTAAATTGGTTATTAACATACAGACTCTTTAAAGATTTCCTCTCAGCAGGGCCAATCCATCTTAGTCATGATCAATACGGTAATAATTATGTTCTAAACAGCAACTGGACTGTTTATAAGTATAGTAATAATTTTAATACTAAAGAAATACTCGACTTTACACCGTTATCTTCAATAGGCGACGTGACCAGACGTATTACGTTTTCACAATCTGATCCTAATGTATTTTATTTTGTAACAAAAAATAATATCTATAAAAAGCTCGTTGATAACCCGTATGACACAGTAGGTAAGTACATATTAAACACTTTTAATCTCATTAATGAGCAATTTACGGCATTTACTACTGTATCATCCACAGTAAACGGTATAAATTATGATTATAATTTCACTCTAAGTAATTCAAACACTGCAGGTAAAATTTCACTCTTTCAAGATAACCTTAACGTCGCAAGCATCTTGACTAACGACGTATTTGACGTGTATCCATTAAGTGGTATAACAATTGATAAAGAGGAATATCTTCAAAACTGGGTTATCAATAAATCTATTTCTAAGCTTCTCATGAATCATATGAGATTAAGAGATAATATTACGAGTAAATTTTTATATACACAGGATTCAATTCCTGGTGATACTCTTCTTGCCGGTACACGCTATCTATTACCTACCGAGATAAGCGCTCTACAATTTACACAAGACGTTACTAATTTTATTGGTGCTAATGAGATATTTCAAAATAATATTATAAACCGTCCATTTGAAAATATCTTTAATATACAGACAAATCTATTGTCTGCTTTAGCTGCTGATATCCGTAATTATAATAGTGCACCTCAAATAGTGTATCTATCTTAATTGATTTTATAGCTTTACCACTAAATAATCATAATGGCTAATACGATCAACGTCACATCAGATACAGTAGTAAAACTCGTAATCCGCCGAGGTACGAATGCAGATAGGCAATCAGTTGTACTATCATCCGGTGAACTTGGATATGCTATCGATATTAAACGTGTTTTTGTTGGTGATGGTGTTACTCCTGGTGGTACTCTTATTGGTAATAAGAATTTTGGTATCGTTCAAGGTATTCAAGCTTATGCAGGTATAGCTCAACCTGGCGATATGATCTTTCAAAGTGTACAAAGCACTGGTGCACCTGATAATACATTATATACTTTTAATAATAATCAATGGCAATCTGTAGGACCTGCTTATAGTTTAACAAATGCTGTCGGGCCACTTACTAACGCGCAGGGTTATGTTAATTTTAATCCTACATATTTTTATCTCGATACAGCAAATTCAATTTTAAACGTCTATGGTGCTGTTAATTCATATACATTAAGTGCTAATACAGCTACAATTTATAATCAGCCTGTTTTTGGTACTGACGGTACAAATAAAACATATGTTGATAGTCAAATAGCGGCTGCTGAGGGTATTGATCAGGCCTATACAAGAACTTATGTCGGTAATAACTACGTACCTTTAAGTGGTAAAGCTACAATGTTTGGTACTTTAAGTAGTACAGTTAATATTAGTGTTAGCACGCTTCCAACGCTTAACGCTGACTTAACTAACAAACAATACGTTGATACCTCAATTGCTAATGCTATATCTACAGCTGAGTCCTTTGCTAATTTATTTTTACATTTATCTGGCGGTACTTTAACAAATTCTGTAACATCAACTGTAACAAGAAACGATTCTCCTGCTATAATTGTACGGCAATTAGGAAACGCTCCATCGTTCGTTGTTCAGGATACAAATCGTACAGTTTCACAATCCTTTTATGTAGATAACTACGGTAGTGTTGGTGTTGGGGTTATTCCACCTGCAGGCGGTACGACAGCCTTGACTGTTTTTGGTACAACAAGCGCTTCGAGTGTAGTAACAAATAATGTATGGCTAAATAGTACAAATTCTGGAATTATATCACCAGCAACTAATACAGTTGCTGTATATACTGCGGGTACTGAAGCACTTCGCGTAAATTCAAGTGGTAATGTCGGTATCGGTACAACATCACCTCAATACAAGCTTGATATCACAGGTAACTCGAATATTACCGGTAATCTCACGGTAACTGGTTCAATTAGTGCTACGGGTGATGTAATTGCTTATACAACTTCTGACGAAAGATTGAAGCTTAATGTCACACCTATTACGTCAGCTCTTGATAAGATTGATAACATTAATGGTGTAGCTTATGACTGGGATACTAATCTCCAAACCGTTCATAGTGGTCATGATATCGGTGTTTTAGCTCAAGAGATTGAATCAGTATTACCAGAAGCTGTAATCACACGTGCTGATGGTTATAAAGCGGTAAATTACGAAAAGATTATACCACTTCTTATTCAGGCTATTAAGGAACTAAAGGCTAATCAGCAGTCATAATTAGCTATAAATAATAGCGTATAGTATGTCGACTATTAATACGCAATCTTTACCGCTTTCACCGGCTTATATTTCCTTAAAAAATATTGCTGATGCTTTTTATCTTTATAATAACTATACTGATATTAATTTAGTTGATATTCATAATTATTATGGTGACAAAATAAAGTATTACTTTAGTACAGATCCAAATTATCAGTATCCATTACCTATAACTGGTAGTAAGATAAAAATATCTGATTTTTACGGTAGAGGTTACGGTATTGCTATTCCTTTGACTGTAACAGGAACAGTTAATAATTATAATATCTATAATAATGCAAATACATACGCACAGACCATGTGCGGTGTTAGTTTAACTAATACAAATATACCTTTTCATATACAATTAACAAATAATGGTACTATAACTTCGACAAGCTACACTACACCAGCGTTACAAACTGGTACCGGATACAATCAATATAGCACTATTAGTATAACAAATAATGGTACTATTGTTGGTGCAGCTGCAACAGGCGGTACTACCACAACAACAAAATTAAATGGCAACTTTACTGTACCTGATGGTGTAGGTACCATTAGTTACACCGTTCAGGGTGGTGGCGGTGGTGGTGGCGGTAGTACAGAGAAACTCAACGGCGGCGGAGGCGGCGGCGGTGGTGGAGGTGGTACTGCTAAAGGTAGTTTTAATGTTAAAATAGGTGATATTGTAAAGGGTACACCAGGTAGCGGTGGAACTGGCGGACAGGGTGCTAGTTTAGGTGACGATCGACCATATGGTGGTAGTGGTAGTAGTGGCGGTAGTTCATCAATTTCACTTAATGGAGTTGTAAAAGCTAGTACTGGTGGTGGTAATGGTGGTGGCGGTGGCGGACCAGGTGCTGGTGGATCCGGTGGTTCAGGTCCAGGTGGTAACGGCTCAAGTGGTGAGAGCGGTACTAACGACCGATCATCTGGATCAGGTGGTGCAGGTGGTGGTAATGGTGGTGCAGGGGGTAATTTTACTGATCGTGTATCCACACAAAACGGTAATAATGGCGGCGCCGGTAGTGTAACTATCTCATATAGTCTAGCGCTAAATGGTGGTATTGCAATTAATGCTACAGCTAATGTGACTGTAAATAATAGTAATGGTGTTATTAGTGGCGGTAGAGGAACTGGTATTAATAGTTTAGTGTACGGTACTGCAATTAATGGCATTAAGTATGTAACAAATTCCGGGAGTATTGGTGGTACCGTTAACGGTGCGTTAAAATAAGTTGCATTTCCTTTAAGAATCTCTATTATAGGGGAATGGGAATGTTTGATTATATAAACTGTGAACGAAAGCTTCCTCTTACTAAAGAGGCCAAGAAGGCTTTTAAAGACAAGGATTGGACTCAAGAGAGCTTTCAAACTAAGTCTTTGGATAATACAATGACTCAATATTGTATTACTAAGCGTGGTTTACTTACTGTTCTTAAGGTCGAAGGTGAGCATGTTCGTACTATGACTGAAGAAGAGGAGAAGAAGATCCGTAAACAAAAAAAATTTTGTTGGCCTTACAAATTTGTTGAAACTAGTCGTACATATGAAAAGTATGATTATACTGGAGACATTGAATTTTATTATTACAGTGAAGATGAAGAGGGTAATACTTGGGATCTTGTGTTTAAGGCAATTTTTGTAAACGGAAAATTAACTAATCTTGTTTTAGATAGTGCTAAAATTATTACAACAGCTGAAGAGAACGCAACTTATGAAAAAGCTTGGCAAGATAAAATGGAGGCTTATGAAAAACATCCATGGACAAAAATTAAGAAAGTATTGAATAAGATTACATTTGATTATTGGGCAACCTTTTGGAAAAACTTAGCAGGGATTCTTAATAAGTGGTCTCAATACCTTGGTAATGCTCAAATGTGGATTATCAGAAACATGTACTAATATGAAATACATTCCTGTTAATCTTGTTCTTTTTATTAGCTGTTTAGTATTCTGGTATGTTATAATTGCTGGAGTAAGATATTATTTTAGTTGACATCTCCTCCTAAAGCATTTATATTAAAAGTATGAACAAGATTTTAGTAATTGGAGATATTATTTTTATTAATTGTTTTTTTATATTCTAAAAATTCATTATATTATTTAAATATGACACAGAAAATTATAGTGGTTGGAGACGTGCATAATCATTGGGTACAAGCAGAGGCAATAGCTTCGAAGTACGATGACCATACAATTATTTTTGTAGGAGATTACTTTGATGACTTTGGTGATTCTGCTATTGATGCTGATCAAACAGCTAGGTGGTTGAAGGAGTCTCTTACTAAGCCCAATCGAATCCATTTGATGGGCAACCATGATATCAACTATAGTTACCTAAATTACTATAAGGATAGTAAGGGTAATCTTCAGAATCTTTATCATTGTTCTGGATACACTCTTCAAAAGGATGATGCTATTAATCGGATTATGACCAATAAGGATTGGGATAAGATTAAGATGTATCATTACGAGAATGATTGGTTCTTTACTCATGCTGGTATTTCTAGTCACTGGTTTGAGCACCCTGTTCTTGGTACAACTTCTGAGGTCATTATTAAGAAGATTGATGAGGCTATAGAGATGTACAAGAACAGAGAGTATACAGATATTCTTGGAGCTGCTGGAAGGTGTAGAGGTGGTACTCATAAGACTGGTGGTATCCTTTGGCATGATCATTACAGAGAGTCTAATACTATTCCTGGTATTAAACAGGTCTATGGTCATACTCCTAATAGTACAACAGTAGGTCCTCTTATTGATATTGATAAGACAGATGATAACTCAATTAATGTAAATGTTGATTGTGGTCTTCAAGAGGTCTTTAGAATCCATGAGGATGGTTCGGCAGGTCCTTTAAAAACGGATCTGCCGAACTTTTACTATGAAGCTAAAAAGAAAGACTTTGATGCCATGATGAAGACTATTGATTCTCAAGCTTGGAATGCTTAAAATAAGATATGACAACTGTAATTCATAATAAACAAGAGAGCATTTATAGTGTGTCAATTCCTTTTTATATGTGGGTTGATGAGAGAGTACCAGATTACTTTGAAGCTGCTATGGCTGAATATAGTTGGGTAATGGATGAATTTAATATTCATTTTTTTGGTCTTCCTAGTAATCACATACAAGCCCTTTCAAAACTATCATTAGAATATACGTTAGAACATAAAAAAGTATGAAGAAGATTATAACTCCAAAACAGCACGAAGAAGCAGCTTACTTTTCTGACTTTACTGGTCAACCTTTTGATCTGTTTGGTATACCAGTAACTCTTAAGCTCGAATTTAACTATGGATCAAAGTATGATCAGTCTGAGATTACTTTGCATCTATCTGATAAAGATGTTAGCCCAATTATTGACCTGATTAGTACCAAGCTCAATCCAGATTATAAGAAGGACCTAGAAGAGACATTAAAGGATAATGATGAAGAGTTAGATATGGCTATGGATTCAAGAGATCCAATTATGTGTGAGTATTATATTTCCTGTAATAGTCTAATTAAAAGGCTTATAGGTAAAATGGACTCAACTGATTTTATTTCTGAAGATAGAGATAGAGGATGAAATGGCTCAGGAGATTCTTGTTTTTAACTGAAGGAAAGTCTTGGAGAAAAAGATTCTACATTCTCAGCATTGCTTATTTGCCTTATTTTCTATTTCGTATAATATGGAGAGGGTATGAACAATAAAGTAATCACTGTTGACTTTGATGATTAAACTCTAAAAAGTTAACTGATATGCATAAATATATACATGAGATGTATATATGCAATTGTTAATACTATAACAGGTAATCAGTATATTGGATCATCTAAAAATTCTTACGTAAGAAAAAAAGCTCATTTTAATCTTTTAAGAAGAGGTGCACATCATTCTATTGTACTACAAAGAGCTTTCGATAAGTACGGAGAAGATAAGTTTAAGTTTGTAGTAGTTGAAAAGGTAGATGAAAACACTGACTTAATTGAAAGAGAGCAGTGG